CTGTTTGAGTAGCAGTAGAAATTGGTTTATTAGCATCAGAAGTATTATCTACATTAGCAAGACCAACATCTGTTTTTGTAACTGATGAAGCTGTGAAATGTATTGTAGCATCTGTAGTATGACTATCCAAATTAGCTGATGTTGCATAAATACCAATACCACTTGTATCAAATTTCAAATCAATAGATGTTTGAGTAGCAGTAGAAATTGGTTTATTAGCATCAGAAGTATTATCTACATTAGCAAGATCAACATCTGTTTTTGTAACTGATGATGCTATAAAATGAATTGATGCTGATGTAGTGTGACTATCTAAGTCTGCTGATGTTGCATACTGGGGGTGATCTAAACCTAATAATCCTGCTATTGACCCGTGGTCTATACTAGCTTCTGTGAAATGTATTGTAGCATCTGTAGTATGACTATCTAAATTAGCTGATGTTGAATAATATGATGGTAATTGATTACCTAATCGCGAAGCATTTTCTATAGTACCAGAACTATTAGTCCATACCATATCATAATCAACACTACTATTCTTAACTAATACCTGACCAGCAACTCCACCACTCACAACTAACCCATTAATAGCACTAAGAGGAAAATGTATTGTTGTATCTGCTTTATGGTTGGAAAAGTCACTTATATCAACATCAACTTTATTATTTAATTCTGATACAGCACTAGGTAATGTTGTTGCTGATATAGATGTACCGCTACTAGCATAATCTATTATAGAACTATATGTTGTATTTTTTGTAGTGTTGGTGCTAACATCAACAACAACAAACATATCATTAGGGTATAATTCACCTAATGCTGATAATTGGGATATTTTTACCCCTGATGCACTCGTAGTAACTGCCATAGATATTCTACCTTTTAATTTTAAACTGTATTATTCGTTAAGTATTTATATTAATTGACATTACCAATTACCGAAAGGATCATCATTTGGTGTCTCACTATTTTTCGGTTCATATAAAATATCTTCTTTCTCTATATCTATTTGATTATCAATATTAAATATATCATCAAGAGATGCTATTGTAGCTAAATCTGATGCTGATAATGCTGATGATATAGTTATAAATTCATTTTTCATAGGCTTCATATTTATTTCCCAAACATGTTGATTAGATTGGAGATATTGACCTGTATCTTCAGAAACTTCCGTGATTTCATAAAAATATGTGCTATATTCAGATTTTATAACATCCCCGATTTGTGGGCGGGAATAAGGTTTTCCTGAAGAATCAACCGAGACTCCATTAAAATGTCTCTTAGAAATCCATAAAATTAATTCATCCGTACCCTCAATACCAAATTTCGTCCAAAATTTATCTTCTCTAGGTAAATTGAAATACCCATTCAAATCAAATTTACGCACAAATCTCCTATCATTATCTTCGCCCCATATTTTATCATAACTTTTATCATACGATGTTATATAATATTCCATACACACACCATATTTATTATAATATTCGTTTATAAGTACACTGATAAGATTCTTATCATTATCATAAGCCTCACTACTAAAATCAAAATATGAATTTTTACCTCTACTGAAATTGTCAAAATTACTCATAAGTTATATACCTCACCAAGTACCAAAAGGATCATTCACAGGAGTTTCCGTCGTATCAGGTTCATATAAAATATTTTCTTTTTCTATATCTATTTGATCATCAATATTAAATATATCAGAAACATTATAATATTTTGTTATAGATGATGCTGATAGTGTAGGAGAAACACTAATATCTTGTTCAATTTTAGCTTTACGTACAATAAACTCCCAAGCATATTGTTTAGAAAGTAAAAATAATGGGGCTTCTTCTTTTATTTCTAATATTTCATATAATTTTTGATCATATAACGATATAACCAAATCCCCCATTTTAGGAATGTACCCACTCGTGCTATATCTAAAATGCTCTTTTGATACATACATAGAAAAATCGTTAACACCCTCAATACCAAATTCACCCCAAATCTTATTTTCTTTAGGTAAAGGAAAATAAGACATTATGTTCCAAGATGAATTAACAACCCTATTACCATCTTCCCCGAATATCTTATCATATGATGTATCATATGTAGTACCATAATATGTTAATTCTACACCAAAAGAATTCCAAATCTCCATATTTAGCATAGATGCTAATTCTCTATCAGGATCATATGACGTTGAACATATATTAGTTGTATTATCTGAGGACGCAGAATATTGTAAATAATCATATTCATCCTTAGTTGATATTGTGTGCGTTAACGCTGTACCAACATCAATATACGTTGTCGTGTGATTTATTATCATTTCATCCTCTTTATATAGCCATCTTAAAAAGACCCACATATAATGAATCTTTTTAAGATGGCTATGAAATTAATCATAGCCATCATTATATCTATTTCGGTTTAGCCCTCAAGAGACCATCCGAATCTATTTTAATTTTAAAGTCAGCACCATCATTAACAGTTTTATCTTCACCAAAATCAAATATATACACAAGATTATTAGAATTACTAACATTATAAATAACCCCATATCTAGTTGGACCTAAAGTACCACCATTCACGGTCATACCAATGTCATCAACATCATAAATAACAGAATTATCCGTTACATCAATAGTTACTGTTTTACCACCAACTATAATACCGCCTGTTGTATACCCATAATTTGGTGAGATTTCATATGATACAAGTTCGTTATAAGAAGTTTTTTGCTTCAAACTAACCTCATCATATGTACCGCTAAGAAGTGCCAATCTCATTGAATCATTTATAAAATCTACTTTCTTTTCCGCCTGATCTTTGGGAAAAATTAGTGGAATTATATCAGCCATAAGCACCTCACTATTTAATTTTTAAAAATCCACTATTTTCGTCATCAGTAACATATTCTAACTTAACAGTGAATACACCTTCTACAGATTTAACAGGTAATGTTAAAGCTGTTTCACCATCTACTGCTGTCCTAATATCAATAGCACTAATTAATAATCCATCAGTAGACCCAAAACCAGTATTATATTGAAATATAACGATACCATACGCGGTTATGGTTGATATTGGATATATAACATTATTCGCAGATATTATTATACTATCCAAACCAACAGAATCAGTAATAGTGTTGGTTGTTATAATACTATTTAATGGTTTTTGCGTATAACCTGCATTAGCCGTAGTTGTTATCTCCGAATGTGATATCTCACTCCAAAGTGTTCTTTTACTATAAGTTGCAATATCCTCGAATATTGTTGCGTCAACTAAAGCTAATCGATATATACCATCACTAACATTAAAATTTATTTCACCTTTAACAATTTTACTTTTAACATGATTAAAAACAAAACTAGCCATGTTAACCTCCTATAATAACGCAGATGCGTGATCTGCAACATTATTCATATTGTATGATGGTCTAACATTAGGATTGGTGTTCACTTGTTCATTGATCGGGTTGGGTGTAACGAACGCACCCCCACCTAAAATATCCTCAGCTCTACTTCTTATTGACGGTGGTATACCATCAATGGTGGTAGTTGGTGATTCAACACTCTCAACAGTAACTTGTTGGGTTGTATCTAAACCTGTTATATTTACGCTATTAGCAAGGACATATGATACAACCTCATTAATAACTTTATCATTCAATCCAACACCCTCTAACTTAGTCCTCATTCTATCTTCTATTATATCAACAGAAACATCTCGTTCAATAACCATTTCCGCTTCTTCTACTACAGAAACTTCTTTCTCTAAAGGAACCTCTTTATTTTTTTTAGTAGATTTTTTTCTACTTTTTTTAGTGGGTACATTACCACTATCACAAAGTTCCCTGAATGAAGTTCTTTTTGTTTCTACAACATCTTTTTCAAAAATATGTTTATCTATACCTGTTAAATAATCCATATAACCCATATCAAACTCCTAAAAATATAAAAAACTATTAGCTCTAGATACCAATGGATCATACCCTGCACCCATTAATTCATCAGAAATTTCTTCCTCTTCAGTACCATCTTCGGTACCATCTATAGGCAATTCTTCTGTTTCTTCTTCATCCGTTGGTGGTATTTCTTCCTGTGTATCAGGCATATCAACTTCATCACCATCATCAGTAGATTCATCATCACCTGCAATAACACCCATATCTCGTATAATATTATGCACACCCTTAAAAAATCTATCAAAGAATTTCTTTGAATCAGGATCTGTGTTCATAATAAGTTCACGAAAAAGTATAGATAATTCATCTTTAGCATCGATATCATCATAATCTTCTTCAGGATTAAACATAGATATAGCTTTAATAAGATCTATAGCAGTATCTTTACCTTCTATTGGCATAATAACCCCTTATTTTCGACTAATAATTATTAAGAATTTCTTCTTATCTAAAGCTGGTGTTTCATCATCAAAAATCTCGTGGGTTAATTTTAACCCATCAGGTAATGCCCCTGTAAGATCTTTAACATACGACGTTATGATATTTTCGACATCACCACTAGATGTGTCATCACCATCAACAATACCCATATCTGAGGAACACGCTTTAACTGAATGTTTACACACACCATTAACTGTAATAGTACCATTATTAACATCCAATGATGGTGCTACAGACTGTATTTCATTATATGTACTAGGTGATTCTAATACTTTAGTAATTTTAGAAAATGCGTCATATAAATCTTTATTCTCAGCAATTTTCTTTTCCTGATCTTCTATTTGATCAAAAATATCGGATTCACCAGAAGAACCCATAACAATTATATTTTCAAATAATTTTTCATTAATTTCCATTTATAATCTCCTATAATGATATTAATATAATATCTCACCTTTATTTATATAAATTAAAAGAGCACCTAAAAGATGCTCTCATTCTAAATCACTCAGGGAAATATGCTTATTAACATACTTAAATTTCTGTTCTTTATAGTATTTCACACGCACCAAATAATGTTGATATGCATAGTTATACCCATAGGTTTGTTTACACCCTTTACGTATTCGTTTTTTCCAACGCATATCATCAATCATATCCCAAATGATGATACGATCTTTAGTTTTATGTAATCTTAGCCCTCTTCCTATCGATTGAAGGACTTTAATTTTTGACTTATAAAAAGACGCAAATACGACATGATGTAACCTGGGTATATTAACACCAGTTGATAATGTTCCGTAAGTAGCCACCAAAATAATGCTATTATTGTTTTCGACATAATTTCTCACCCTTTCCCTTTCATTACCATCAACACCACCATCAATCTTTATGATTTCTCTTTGGGGGTATTCTTTGGTTAAATATTCTACAATCCTATCAATATGTTTTCTTCGTTGAGCCAAAACTAAAATATTTTCGTCATTTTTAACATATTTACTATCAACAATATATTTCAATGCGTGATTTCGTTTATCATTATTTATAATAAATTCTAACTCTTCCACATACTTTCTATCTTTATTTATTTTAACATCAGCTTTCGGGTATATTAAAAATAAATTTACTATCCTAATATCGGATAAAAAACCTAATTTTATCAAGGCATCACTTCTGAGTGTGTATAATACTGGACCCAAATACCCGTAAATATTAAATTTATCTATAGTTTCTGTTGGAAGAGTACCTGTTAACCCCAATTTATATTCAGCATTTGTACACTTTTTTAATACACTTTGAATAGATGCTGATTTAGCATTGTGTGTTTCGTCAACTATAACCGCTTCAAAATCTTTAAAAAAGTGTTCACCCTTTTTATAAATGGACTGCCACGTCGATATCAATATTTTCTTATTGGGATCATAACTTTTACTTTTACCATACAGTAATGATACATCGTCGTATGAATCATACCAACCGTAATCACGGAAATCACTAAACATCTGATTAACTAAATCTATGGATGGTACAACTAAAAGAACTTTACCCTTAACATTTTCCATAATAAAACGAATAAATGCGTACACTATAATTGATTTTCCAGCCCCAGTAGCTATCTCTAATACACCACGCTTACGTTTTAACCCCTCTAGAATAGCTTCTTGTTGATAATCTCTAGGATATTTGCCTGTACCATCAAATAATGCCGTATAAAACGGTATAAGATCGTCTTGAGTGATATCATCTGATAAAGTTTTTCTATCAAAATTAAAATTAACACGATAATCATATTTTTTTAAAAAAGGTTTGAGGTATCGCAACAAACCAATAGGTAACGTCATGTCGTAGGTACTAAAGAAACTAATCTTACCATTCCACATCTTCGCTTTAAATTTTGGATTAAATTTGTGATTCGGAACATAACACGAAAAAAATTCTTTAAGCTCAAACGCTTGACCTCGGTCACATTCAATACCTAAATACACGTTATCTTTCAAATTAACAGAAATTATATCACTCATCAATACCTACTAAGTTATAGCCCCATTTCTCAATTTCTCTAAATCAACATACGAACGAATAAGGTAACTCATCTTAGTAATGTTACTAACTGTTTCTTTTAAAAATTCGACTATAGCATCTTGGTTATCCAATATTAAGTTAATTTCGCATAACTCATCATCCCCATCAACAAAAATATTTATTTCTGTTGCATTATCCAATCTAAAATCGCCATCAAATTTATAATAATGATATCTTTTCGCTCTTGTACGTTTAATATCATTATTTATGTTTTTTAACAATCTCCGTTGTTCGAGATATAATTTCTTATATTTTGTGTATATTATCGGTAATTCTAATATTTTTTGTTGAACATTATCAGGTGTTAATTTCAAATCAATTAACACACGCTTTTGTAATGAAATAAACCTTTCTTCGGTATAAACAACAACTTTACACATAATCCACCCCTCAGCACACCATAATCTCGTTAGAGGTGGCTAGAACATCAGAAACATTGTTAATGATACCTAACCTCACCTTATCTATTTTAAAGCCCATATATGGCTTGTTAGCCCCATCTATGGCAAATCTTTTCTTCTTCTTCTCACTAAAAATACCAAGTGTTAATAAATACTCCTCAATATTCTTATTTGTGACATAACCTTCGATAGTTGATGGTGTGTAATCCCTAACCGTTCTTAAAATATCAATAACATCGCTAACTCTGATATAATCATCGTTAACAGTTTTTAAATGTTCTATAACCTTTTCACCAACATAACCGACAACATCATAAACACCATTCATATTTATAAATCTTCTAATCACACCTTTTGTTATGGATGATGTGACAAATCTTCTAGGAAGTTTCAAAACTTTACCCATAATCGTCTTCAATTCACTAAGAGATACCGTAAAATGTATTTTTTCATCAGAATTTATTTCAACAAGAAATAATCTAGCATCTTTGGATGCGTTAAATCTATACATTTTCAATTTAGATAAATCTATTCGTGTGTAACCCCTGTCTTTCAGTAGCATTTTGACCATAGATTTGAATAATTTGTAGGATTCTTGGTTATCATATGTTTGCTTAATCTTGAAATAATAGTTAAGATACATGCCATGATTATATCCCAATTTATATGAAATGTTTATTAATTTAAAAACATCATTATGAGCACCATCATTCTGACCATCACCATGATTTAAATATTCGAATTGATCCAAAAGATCGCGCCCAAAATATTTAGGATGCCCATAACTGAGTCTCTTAAATAGCTTATATCCAAAACGTTTTCCAAACATTTTCCTCAAAGAATATCCAATAGAAATCCACATCCTATAATTAACAGATTTAAAATTAGATGTTTTATTTACAGTATTCACATATTTAACAACAGAATGTATATATTTATATCTAGAACTATAAGACATATTTCTAAAAGCCCCAATATAATCACCCAAAATCTCACCAACATCAGATTTGCCTTTATTTTTGAATAATAACGGTGAATCATTATTTTTGGTGTGTGGTATAATTTCATCTTCATCATCACAAATCAACCCTAAACAATTCAAATATTCACCATCATAACTATACTCAAATATAAAATTATCGAAATATTCATCATCATCTCTAACATTAGATTCATTTAACGATGGAAATATCATACGAGCACCATCATTAACAACAAAATCACATTTCAGATCATATTTTTTCATTTCATCGAACAAAAATGCATATGTTAATTTCAATTGTGGTATATCAGTAATTTCTGTATCCAATGGTAATACCACATGAAAACATTCTTGCGTATTTGATATATGAGATTTAGATGTATAAAGAAACCAATTATACTTTTTAGCAAATTCTGAATCCAAAAATTCTGTAATTGTTGAATCATCGTGATCATGTTTTCCATCAAAATCTAAAAATATAGCTGATGCTGATTCAAATGCCTTTTCTTTACGGTGATTATCTTTATATTTATAAAATGTGTGCATATATAAATTTATATTCTCGTACAGCATTTCAATATCTTGTTCATTTTCAAAATCAAAATACTTCACATAATCATAATTAATAAATTTAGGGACATACCCATCTGTCAACCTATGCTCCTTAATTGACATAAACATTTGTTTCATAACACACCTATTTATTATTAAAGTAAAAAAGTTAGAGTTAAATATAATTAACAGTAATATATATTATTTCAATTAATAAGTCAATAGTTTTTTTAATAAATAATATTTAGTAGCCCTCGTGCGCGCGACTTATAAACTCTTTTACGTCTATTAAGTATTATAATTTTCTATTAATTAACCAGTTTATTTTAGTAGTATTATAAAAGATTATATTATTTATTTATCTTTATGTTTTAATTACCATGTAAAAGTTGTTACGGAACACAAAAATTAATGCATCAAACAAAGAAATCTATTGACTTTATACAGAAAAAATGTTATATTATAGTTATGAATTCAATATATTTATTTTATGAGGGGAGTTAATGAGAGTAGTATTTCAAAAATTAATAATCAAGAATCTTCTTTCTTTCGGTAATAGTGAGGTAGAGATAGACTTTACTAGTGGTTTAAACTTAATCACTGGTAAGAATGGGGCTGGTAAGTCCTCAGCATTATTGGATGCCATATCTTTTGCTTTATACGACAAACCCTACCGTAAAATAAATAAAAGTGAGCTAATTAATAGAAAAAATAAAAAGAATTTAAAAGTTTCTTGTGATTTTTTGGTTAATGATACTGCTTATCGAATTGTTAGAGGGTTGAAAAATAAAGATGTTGAACTAGAATTTTATATCGATGGCGTATCACAGAACATGTTATCATCAAAGAGTTTGAGTCAGGATGAGATCGAAAATCATATAGGTATTGATTATAAATTATTTAAACAGATAATATCTCTATCTATAAACCACAATAAGCCATTTTTAACACTACCCGCCCAAGATAAAAGGGATTTATTAGAAAAATTCTTTAATATTGATGTTATTGCATCGATGCTGAAAGTTGCTAAAGATGTGTTAAAGAATATCAAGATAAAAAAAGATATGACAACCCATTCTATAGATTTACTTGCTGATGTTATTAGAAGTGAGAAAAAGCATATCAATGAGTTGGAAGATTCCAAAAAGAATTTTGATTCAGACAAAAAGAACGATTTATTCGAAATTAATGAAAAGATTTCTATCCATAAGCGTAATCTTAAACAGTTAAAATCTGATGCTAAAAATAAAAAGAGTGAACTTGCTAAATTAAACACTTTACACGATTTACGAGATTTACGCGATAAAAAAGAATCCATAAATAAATTAAAAACTAAAGCAGAGTATGATATCAAAAATGCTGAAGATATTTTATCAGCATTGAATGAATATGATGTTTGTCCTACATGTAATTCCAAATTAACGGAAAAACATAAGGAAGATGAGGTTAATTTACAAAAAGATATCATAAAGAACTCTGAATTATTATTGATTGAGTATAAAGATTGTTTGACACACATAAAAAATGATATCACAGAAGCGGAAGATGTTATAAATGATGAACGAGATATTAAATATTCATTGAAATATTTGAAAAACCAATATATTGGTATAGAATCTCAAATAGAAAAGTTGGCGATAGATAGTGATAAAATTAAAAATAGACTATTTGTTGTGGATTTGAAGGTGATGAATGATGAACATAAACAAAAAGTTAAAGAATATACCGAAAATAAACATGAACTTGCAGATATATCAGATTCAATCGGAAATTATACAAAAATAATTCAGATTTTATCTGACAGTGGGGTCAAATCTTATATATTTGATCAACTAATACCTGTATTAAACAAAAGTGTTAATTATTACCTAAATATTTTTGAATTACCAATTTATATTGAGTTTGATAACGCCATGAAGGACAATATTAAGACATCTGCTAATTTTAATAGTAAGGTGAGTTATTCTAGTTTCAGCGAGGGTGAGAAGAAAAAAATCGATATGGCTATTCTTCTTTCATTCATTGATGTTACTAAAAAAATAGCTAATTGGAATTGTAATCTTTTAGTTATTGACGAACTACTTGATAGCTCCATTGATGATGATGGTCTCGAAAAATTACTTGAAAGTTTAGAAAAAATGGTTCATAACGATAAGGATATGGGGATATATATAATATCTCATAGATTTAAAAATGAATACAAACATTTTTTTAATAGTATGGTCGAGGTTAATAAAAACAAAGATGGTTTTTCGAAAATTAGGAATATTTAACAGAGGAGCCTTATGGCTAAATATATTGATAAATTAGAATTTCATAAAGAATTAAAAGATTATAAAGAAACAGGATCAATAAAATCTTATGAGAAAGTTGGAAAGTGCTTTTTACTTATAGCAAGAAATTATATTAACAAACCATTTTATATAAATTATTCTGAGGATTGGAAAGATGATATGATATCCGAAGCGGTATATGACATGGTACGATATATTGATAATTATGATGTTGATGCTATGGATGAACGTCACATAAACACTGGTAGAATTCCTGATCCATTTTCATATTTTTCACAATATGTGTATAATGGTATTATGAGATTTTTAGGTGAAAAGAAAAAAGATAAAGATGTTTTGGTTAGATTACCATTTATAGAAAATATAGATAAGAGGGAAATATCGTATGAATAAAGTTGCTATTGTTAGTGATATACATTTCGGGGTTAATAAAAATTCTGAATTATTTCTAAATAGTAGCATTAAATTTTTTAAAGAACAGTTTGTGCCTTATCTTGTGCAGGAAAAAATTACCACAATTTTAGTTCTGGGTGATGTGTTTGATAATAGAAATACTATTAATGTTAGAATTAATGATGAAATATATAACTTGTTTAGTGATATATTGAATGGGTTTGATATATACATTCTTATTGGTAATCACGACACTTATTATAAAACGTCTAATGAGGTTCATTCTTTAAAGTTTTTAAACCATTTAACCAATGTTACTGTTGTAGATACTATTAGACATATAGATATCTTGGGGGTTAATACTTTATTTTGCCCGTGGATTATAGATTATGATGATAAACAGCTTATTGATGCTTTTGATGAATCTGAGGCTGATGTTTTATTTGGGCATTTCGATATCGTAGGATTTGCGTTAAATAAAACTAGAGTAAGTACTGAGGGTGCTGATAGTGAGATGTTTACCAACTTTAAGAAGGTATTTAGTGGTCATTATCATACCCCAAGCTCTAAACGTGTGGGTAAAACGGAAATAGTATATATAGGGTCTCCATATCAAATGACTCGTAATGATATTAATGAATCTAAAGGGTTCGTTATTTTGAATATCGATACATTGAGATATAAACGAATACCAAACACGACATCTATGCAGTTTGTTGACGTTGAATATCCAGAAATTCCCGAACGTAAAGAAATTGAGGGAAATATTGTGGACGCAAGTATATCTATTAATAAAAAAGATTTGATAGGCAATATCATAGACAAGTATATCGAAAAACTTGAGAAATTGAATCCTGCTGATAAGGTTAACATCATATTGAATGTTATTAACGATCATGCTAGTGATTTTGAATCTATCAAATCGGGAACAAATTCTATACCAGATTTGATAGAATTATATATAAATAACGACAGCGAAATTGAAGAGAAAGCTAAAATATTAGATATTATCATGAAAATTTATAATGAGGTTAATTAATGATTACAATACCAACTTCAGACTTCGAATTATTTAAAAAACAAATACAAAACCCTAATATCGGATTTGATAATGCAAAACAAGTTATTGACGAGGAAAAAGTTTCACACGTTAAAAAGAATTTGGTATTATCATATGTGTCCGATTATACAGGGTGTGGTCATATTAGAAACATAATCCCATTCACATATATGAATTCCGTGTTTGGTCGGGGCGGAGAATTACAGATTATAACTTCTCCAACGATGATATTTCAACCAGATATATTAAATCGTACTAGATCAATATTCTTTCAACGAACTATGGGTCCGGGTACGGTTGATGTTGTTAAACAATATAAGGATATGCAGTCTAAATATAAATATAAATTGATATACGATATTGATGATTTTATATGGGAAGGCGACTCTGAGGGCGAAGAAATACCTGATTATAATTTTGGAAAAGATGGTATAAATGATATTGTTAGGAGTTCTTCTATAGATATTATGAAGATGATGGATACAGTATGTGTTACTAGCCCCTTTCTTAAAGATTATATAGCTAGTAAAGGTGTTAATAATGATAATATTGTTATTGTTCAAAATACAATGCCTTCATTTTTATGGGGATCAACTAAAAAGCCTCATATCACAGAACGTATAGAAAAGCCTACTATTTTATGGTCTGCGAGTCCTACACATTGGAACGACGCGAAAAAACTGTGTGGTGATATGGATAATGCGTGGCGTGAATGGATTATTAACGCCGTCAACGAAGATAAAATAAATTATATCCAAATGGGTGGCTTACCTTGGTTTTTTGAAGAGATAAAAGATAAAATACAGGTAGTTTCTTGGGTTGATAGTTTAAATTATCCGCGAGTAGTTAAAGAGCTTGGAGCTGATTTTGGTATTTCTCCGTTAGTACCAAACCACTTTAATTATTCTAAAAGTCCTATAAAATATCAAGAATATTGTGTTGCTGGTATTGTGGGTATTGGTACAACATTTTCTAATGGTGAAATTTCACCTTATGATATATCTCTCACAAAAGTTGATGATAATGTATCTGCCGAGGAAATAAGTCATCTGATAAGTGATCTGTGTGAACCTGAACGATATAACAAATTGTTGGATGATCAATACCAACAGGTCGTTGACAGCGATTGGATCACAGAAAGTTCGGGATATATTAATAATATTTTGACTATATTATAAATAGTGCTTGACTATTAATAATAAAAAAGGTATATTATACTATATTTAACAATTGGGTACTATGAAAAAAATTCCGAGAAAATCTAAAATTCTTTCTATATCTCATAATGATTTGGATGGTATAGGAGCACAAATACTTTTAGGTGGCGTGTTTCCTAATATAGAATATATTAACTGCTCATACTTTGATATAGATAAAGAGTTAATATCTGTTGATGCGGATGAGTACGATGTCGTTTTTGTTACAGATATTTTTCCTAATGTTGTCGAAGTATTAGATAGATTCGACAATTTAATTCTTATTGATCACCACCAAACCGCGATTAATAATCCTAAGAAAAAACACTTTGTTAATACAAAATATTCAGCAACATATCTTACTAATCATTTTTTAACTAAAATGTATGGCGAAGATGTGTTGCAAAGATTTAGTAAATTTGTTAAACTTACTAATGATTACGATATGTGGATTTTGAAACACAAAGGTAGTGTTATTATGAACGATTTATTTAGTTTATATAATGCTGAACAGTTTAGAAAACGTTTTAGACATGGTAATTTGTCATTGAGTAAAACTGAAAAGGCTTACGTTCGTGGTGTTCGTAATTCATTCGATAAAATATATGATGAACTGGAAATATTCGAATGCGAAAAAATAAATGCTTGTTTTTTCATATCAGACATATTGGTTAATGAATTATCCCACAAATTAATGCACGAGGATGGATATGACGTTGTATTTTTTAATACACTTAAAAATTATAAAATTTCTATACGAAGTAAGTTAGATGATTTTAATTTTGGGTTATATTTAAAGAAACATAATATTGGTGGTGGTCATAAAAAAGCCGCTGGTGTTGATGTTAGTACAGAAGAAGAGATGAACAAAACTTTAGATTTCTTAGAGAAAGATTTATATAAAACATTACCATCTATCAGAAAATAATTTGAGGTATTTATGCACGGATTTAAGAATACCTATTATAATAGATATAGTAATAGAATAACCGCATGGTCTATTAATGAAGATGGTAAAACTGTAAAGAAGCGTATTAATCCAGTTATAGAATATTATGTTCCTGATGATACAGGGAAATCTACAACAACGGATATTTTTGGTACACCAGTAAAGCATCAGGTATCTCGTAGTGCGAAATCTATGAAAAATGCTATAAAATTGGGTAATCTGAAAACTTGTGAAGCTAATATTGACCAAGAAATAAAATATTTACAAAAGACATATGCAGGAAAGCATATAGATGTTGATATGGCTAATTTTCAGGTATGTACAATAGATATTGAGATTGAACTTGGTGACGACCCTAAACCATTCGATAAAATGGTTGAAGAGTGTGAAAATGTTGTTAACCTTATAACTGTTCATTATTCTAAAGAGAATAAAACATATACTTGGGGTAATAAACCTTATAATGGTAATTATAGGGATATAGATCCTACGTGGACATATTTTTATGTTCCTGATGAAAAAAATATGATAGAATCTTTTATGACACATTTTCGTCGTAAACATGTTGATGTTATAACTGGTTGGAATTCAAAGTGTTTTGATATGCGTTATCTCATCGATAGAACAGAAATGTTAGATATTGATATATCATTTTCTCCTATAAATTTTTATGATGAGGCGTTTGATGTATTAAAATTTGGTGATGGTCACGAAATCCGACAAAAATATTATAAAATTGCGGGTATATCCCAATTAGATGGTTTACAATTATATAAAAATTTTACATTCAAAAAAGAAGTTAGCTATAAGCTTGGTCATATAGGTCAAAGAGTATGTGATGAGGGAAAACTCGCTCTTGATGATGCTATAAATAAAATTTATGAAACTAATTGGGATTTATTTGTTGAATATAATATTCAAGATGTTGTGTTGGTAACTAAAATAGAAGCCAAAAAGAAATTCATTGAATTGGCTATAAACTTATGCTCTCAAGCAATGATTCCGCTTGATGGTGTATTTTCATCGATAAAAGTTATTACTGGATATATGCTGAACTATTTACATCAGTTTGGTTTGGTTATGCCTGATTCACCGCGAGGTGTGATGGAAAAATATCCAGGCGGGTTTGTCAAAGCTATTAGGGGTGTATATAAACAGCTAGTTTCGTTTGACTTTGCTAGTTTGTATCCAACTATTATTAGAATGTTTAATATAAGCCCCGAAACGTTAGTTATGTTCCCTGATGAGGCTGACATACCAAACTTAATTAAAACGCCTGCATCAGAGCTATATGAGTGCGAGACCCCTAAAGGACCCTTCAGTGTTAGTGGTATTTATTATCGTAAGGATAAAGAAGGAATATTACCAAAAATAGTTGGTACTATTTACTTTGATCGTGTCGATTTTAAAAATAAAGCTAAAATTGCGTTTGGTATAGCTCATGATCGTGACATCGAACATATGGCTAATGATAACCATTGGAGTATAGAAAAGACACAAGAAATTTATGATTGTGTTATTGCTGAGGGGTATGATGAACAATATTACGATTCACAGCAAATGATTCGTAAAATTTTAATTAATTCTATGTACGGTGTTCTTGGTAACAGATTTTTCTCGTTTTATAATATTAAAAATGCTATGGCTATTACTATAGCAGGTAGAGATGTTATTGAGTATGTTTCTGATTCTGTTAATAACTACTTCCATAAATATTGGCATAAAACTTTTTGGAAATATTTTCCTGAATATAAACATCTTAAAGGTAAAGTGGAACCAATTGTTGACGAGATGATCCCCGTTATTGATACTGATAGTAATTATATTTGTCTTGACGAGGTTATTAGCGGCTTGGGTGTTGAATTTGAAAATGATGAAGAGTATCGTTTATGGGTGGATAACTTTGATACCGTATTTTTGACACCATTTTTCGCTAAAATACTGGAAATTTATGCCAAGAAATATAATGCTAACAATTTGCACGATTTTAAGAGAGAAAAAATTATTACCCGTAAACTTGTTCTTAAAAAGAAAAAGTATGCTGATATTGTTATACAGAATGAGAGTAAAGTATATGATGAACCAACGTTATTTATAACAGGGATAGATATGGTTAAAACAACTATGCCCTCATTTTTTAAGGATTCGTCCAAATCTGTTTTAAAATCTATGCTCATTGACGACGACAAGGATAAAATTGTTGACATGCTGAGAAATTATAAAACCGAATTTATGGAATCGAATATAAATGATATATCGGCACCACGTTCTGTTAATAATTATGATAAGTGGAGTGAGGAATTACAGACATATATAGATAATGATGGGGTAGCTTTTATATCAAGAACCCCTCAACATGTGAAAGCATCAATTAATTATAATTTCTTTATAAAAAAGAAAAAAATGATGTATCCGTTTGTTGGTAATGGTAGTCAGATTAAGGTGGTTTATGTTAACCCGAATAATGTGCTACAAACCGAGATAATGGCTTATGTTGGTGATTATCCGAAAGAATTTAAAGAATATTTTAGAGTTGATTACGAAAAACAGTGGTATAAAAGTTTTTTGAAGTTAATTGAAGATTTTTATGACGCGTTTGATTGGGGTGATGTTATTTTAGAAAGGAATAATATTAACCAATTTGTTACTTTTTAGGAGGGATGTATGGCAGATATTTATGATATTATTAAAAAAGATAAGGGTGAAAAATCTCGTAAAGCGTTGTCGTATGATATGTATGATTTCGAAAATGAACATATAGAATTTTTAACAACAAACTCTATAGCATTGAATTTGTTGTTTAGTGGGCGTGTTAAGGGTGGTATACCTCTTGGTCATATGAGTATGATTTCCGCACCATCACAGTTAGGGAAGTCTATTATCGCTGCTAATGTTGCTAGAAGTGCTCAAAGAAAAGGTCTTAATGTTGTTATAATTGATACTGAACGAGCATTTAAGAAAAAATTAGCTTTAGCACTAAATATTGACATTAGTAAAGAGAAGTTACAAGTATTTAGAACTAGTGATATGTTCCGTATTGAGGAAATTGTTGCTTCTATAACAGAAAAAATCCCTATGGCTGATAGACATAAAACGATATTTATTATTGATAGTTGGGGGACATTAATTACAACAAGAACTAAGGCTAACTCGTTAAAAGGTAATGATGTTGTCGATATGAGCGAACCTAAAGCTAAAAATAGGTTAGCAAACATCATTTTAAATACCGGATCAACATTTTTAATTGTTAATCATGTTTATGATAATACTGGTGGTTTTGGTGATCCATTAAAAATTCCAGGTGGACGTAAAGTGACTTTCAACTGCGAAACTGTTGTTTTAGGTATGAGCCGAGCGAAGGATAATAAAAATGCTGAGAAGGCTGTTACAGGTCATTTCATAACAGCGAAAACATTTAAATCTCGATTTTCTAAAGGTGAATCTAAACTTACATATCGATTAAGATACGAGGGGGGTTTAGACCCATTTTATGGTATACTTCCTGATGCTTTAGATGCTGGGGTTGTTGTTGCTGATGGATCAAAATATAGAGCTAAAAATGGTGTAACTAAATATTTCGAGAAAGATCTCTATTGTACAGATTTTTGGAAAGATGTATTTAACGATGATGAATTTGATAAATATTTATCAGAAAAGTATATGTTTAAAGATGAATCATTTGCAGTAGAAGAAGAAGAGTTTCTAGATAGTATATTTTTATAATAAAGGTGTGTTAAATGGTTGATGATAGTCAGGACTTGCTTGAAAATATTATCATGAAATTTTTATATACAGATGATAAAGTAAGGGATAAAGTTCTCCCTTACTTTAGATTCTCAATATTTGATATTGACGAAAATCTTACGCTAATAAAATTCATTAAAAAATTCAGGACAAAATATAATAAATTTCCTAATGTAAAGGAAACTAGACTCCAAATACCTGATGTTGATGCTTATGAGCATTTAAAAGAAATTCTTAAAATCGATACTTCGGATTACACCACAGAAGTAATACTTGGTGAGATAGAAGAGTACATCCGTCAACGGTGTGTTATGGATGTGTGTTTTAAGGTTGCTGAAAAAGTGTCTAATGAGGAAATGGACCAAATAGGTGACTCGGCTGACGAAATGAGGGAGGCGTTGGCGTTTTCTTTTGATGATAGTGTTGGATTAGATGTATTTGATTCAGACTCAGAAGAAATGATGTACGATCATCTACATAATACTGATTATGTTGTTTCTACTGGATTAGATACTGTAGATGAGTTGATAGAGGGTGGGTTCCACGAAAAGACTCTTACCTTGGTGATGGCTGAATGTGTAACTAAAGATACCAAAGTTAGAGTTAGAGTTAGAAGAAAAAATAAAATGATTCCTTTGTTTCAGCTATAAATTATATAAATATTTATAGCTGAAACAAAGAGGACGGTATGTATGCCTGTAAAAATGAAGTTATATGAAAGAAAAATGTTTAACCATTTGAATTTGACAGAAAATAATGTATCTGTGCTTATACAAATAGAAGAAAAGTATCCTAAAGTACTAAAAAGTGTGAACGCATTGACACATATAAGTAGATTGATTGAATATGGTGTGGATAATTTGTATGATAAAATTTGTGTATATATGTCGTCGGATACACGCATAAAATCGTTTCACGATTTAAATACATATGTATTATTTTATGGTGAATCTGTAGGAACTATATTATATAATAAATATTGTGATGCAACTAGTGTGGCTCAAAAAGAATCGTATAGTAGAAATATGAGACCTAATAGACAAAGCCCGTTAGTCAAAGATACTTGGATAAATCGTGGGTATTCAGAACAGGAAGCATCGGATAAAGTGTGTTTTATTAAAGATAAGGCTCAAAAAAATTCTAGAATAACAAAGCAATCAGATTTTTCGTTAATGCCTAATCAGATAGGTTATTGGCTAAAAAAAGGATATTATATAGATGATGCTTTAGATAAAGTTCGGGCTAGGCAGATGTGTACGACTAATAGAGTTAATGGGGTATTGAGTTCTAATATGGAAAATGACTTATTTAGTCGCATACAAAATTATATATGTGATTTAGCCCAACAAAAAGTTTTATTATCTATATATGATGACAAAAAGGTGTATTTGTATGATATGTGGTGTGAAAATAAAATAATAGAGTTTAATGGGGATTACTGGCACGCAAACCCCATTATATATAATGAAGCTTGGGTACACCCAGTCACCCACAAAAAAGCTAAAGATATATGGGTATTAGATAGCAATAAAATTCGTAGTGCAGAAAAACAGGGATATATTGTTATGGTTATATGGGAAAAAGATTTCTTAAATAATAAAGAGGGTGTTGTAAATGAGTGTGTTAAATTCATTAGAAGCTAATATAGATTTGGATGAATGGGAATATATTGACATTCCTATTGGTGACGTTGAGGATATTTTATTATCAGATGATTTTGAGATAGAAGTTGATTCTCCTGATGGGTACGTCCCTGTAACCCATTTCGTCAATAAGGGTGAGAAGGAAATATACACATTAATAACAAATAATAAAACACTTAAATGTAGTGGGAAACATTTGGTGTATACCAATAATGGGTGGGCATCAGTAGATAATTTAAATGATGATCATTTGATTCTCAACAATATGGGTGAATATTCATCGTGTATTGTTGAAAACACACATGAATTAGAAGATGTCGTTGACATTAGAGTTGATCATGAAAACCATCGATATTACACAAATGATATTGTTAGTCATAACACCAATATGGGAAAATCTCTTATTATGGGATCTCTTGCTACGAATAATATTTTTCAAGGTAAGAAAGTTCTATATGTTACGTGCGAAATGTCTGAATTCAAGATAGGTGTTCGTGTCATTTCTAATACTTTTGATGTTGGTAGTAAAGAGTTAAAGAAATTAACTAGAAACAAATTCGGGGAATGTTTTCAGCGGGCTAGAGATAGGCTTAAAGGTCAATTTATAATAAAAGAGTATGCTACTGGTGCGGCATCAGTTAATCATATCAGAAATTTGTTAAAAGAATTGGATTTAAAGAAAAACTTCATCCCCGACATAATATATATTGATTATATAGGTATTATGGCTTCGACATTTACCAATAAATCAGATAACACATATACTATACAAAAAAAAATAACTGAGGATGTTCGTGGTTTAGCAGTAGAATCGGGAATACCCATTGTATCTGCTATTCAAACTAATAGATTGGGTATGGGTAAAGATGAATTAGATTTAACAAATACATCAGATTCTATTGGTACAGCGTTTACTGCGGATATTATGATAGGTGTTACACAACCTGATGAATTTAGAGCTTCAGGTAAATATCGATGGGTTATTATAAAAAATAGATATGGTGAAAATCAGGTGGGTGTTAATATTAGGGTTAATTATAATAAGATGAGGTTAACTGACGATTATGATAATAAAACAGACGATACTACTAGTGATGCACCAACCATTAAAAAGGTTGCACCTACAAGTGATAGTACGAAAAAACGAAGTGTTAACGAAAACGCTAAAAGTGGAAAGGTAGCACCTAAAAATCGTCGTATAAATAGATCTACACCTAAAAAAACTAAGGCTGAAATTAAATATTAGTATTTGTATAAATAACTCTGTATTTTATATATGGGGTAGTATATGTATATGTGTCAAATGCCTGATTGTGATTATGAGTGTAAAGATAAATCTCAGATACACTATCACCACATAATTCCGAAATCTATGGGTGGTGTTGATAGTACATCTAATTTGATAGAACTATGCCCAAATTGTCATAGTAGGATTTATATACCTGAAATGGTTTATGGTGGTCACGCTATAAAACACGATAATTCGGTTATATTATATGGTAAATTATTATCTACGGAAGGATATGTCATTAGTTATAAACTTGTGAATGATGATGAAATTGATTATCATTTGCTAAAATAGGATGGTATTATGGACACAGAAAGTAGTATTATTATTGAAACTGAACTTATAAAAAATGAATATGATACATTCAGGAAAACCGAGGAAAATTTACATAAGGAATTAGATACTAGCAGATTTTTTGAACTTATGGAGCGCGACTATGGATATGATTATAAAACTATCAGCCGTTTCATACAAGGTGGGTCATACACATTTAATGAACAACACGAATTTAATATAGCATTACGTAAAATGAAGCGTAATAATAATATACAAATAACAGATTCTTTGATGTTTTTAGAAGAAACTATTATGCTGAATAAAATTATAAAATTTATAGATTCTGAAACAGAATGGATTTTGAAGGACGAATTAGCAGAAAAATACAATATAGATAAAACAACTGATAATATTTTAGAAATTTTATCTTGACTTTATGAGATAAAAATGTTATATTATATATGAATTGAAAGTAGTACAGTTTACTCATTTATTGGAGAGGGTATATATGCCTAAGAAAACGTTTAAGAAAGACTGGTCGAAGATTAACAAGAACATCAAAGATCGTAAGAAAAAATTCAAAGCTGATGAGAGAATTTATGTTCCTACGTTTAATGATAAAAATCAATCTAAAGTTACTATGAGAATGCTTGATAGTAGTGACACAGATATGCCATACGTGGATCAAGATGGTCATTTCTTTAAAGATGTAGGTGGATGGCTTATTAAAAATTGTCCTTCGACTATCGGGAAAAAGTGTCCTATATGTGATGATTTGTATGAGCACAACTATTACGAAACAGATAACGATCTTTATTACGAGCGTAAAAAGGGTACTAGTTATTACACCAACATATTAATTATCGATGATACTAATAAACCTGAAAATAATGGTAAAGTTTTTATCTTTAAATTCGGTAAAAAGATTATGGAAAAAATTGATGATATTATTGATGAAGGTAAACAACCTTGGGATGATAATGTTGGGGTTAATTTCGTATTTTCTGCCAAGAAAAAGGGTGGGAAGATGACTAATTATGATGCTTCGAGGTTTTCTGATACAGAAACAGCTCTTGAAGATTTCGGTGATGAGACTAAAATTCTTGCTGATAGACATAATTTAACAACATTTCACGCTGAGGGTGAATACAATTCATATGAAGTCCTTAAAAAGAAATATCTAGAGGTTGTTGGTGAAGCTTCTAGTGGTTCTAAACCTCAAAGAACCCGAACATCTACTGCTGATGAAGTTGAGGAAGAAGAAATTGTTGATGATGACAATATTGATGATATAGGTGATGAGGATATGATTAGTGAGGGTGACGACAACGATTTCTTTGGTGACTTAGAAGACGACGAAGATTAATCGTTAGTTATATTTGCAAATTTAATGGGGATGATTACTCATCCCCATTTTTAATTATACACCATTTTCACGGGCAAACATTTATGGGTTATATTAAAATATCAGAAGAAATTTTAGAAAAACATGTTAGAATTGTGCTAAATTCTTATTTTGGGGCTGAATATGTATTCGAGACTAGCGAATATTATAATATAAAGTGTAATGTGTGTGGTGATTCTGAAAAAGATATATACAAAAAACGTGGATTCATATTAAAAACTAATGATCCGTGGGTTTACTATTGTCATAATTGTGAGACATCAACGACTGCTGTTAAGTGGTTGAAAGAATATTTTACTGCCAATTATAAAAATATGATGATAGAAATTATGAGGAATGCCCCAAAACGTGATGGTGCTGATTATAATTTCAAACAAAAGAGTGGTGCTTCCAATAGAGATGAAAAGGAAGATACCAAATATTTTAAATCTATTATGAAGTTTCCTGATTGTGTTGACTACTGTGAAAATAGACGTATACCAAAAGAAGTGTATAGTAAATGGAAATATGCTACTAGTGGGATATATTCGGGTAGAATAATAATAACTTTTTTAAATGCTAAAGGTAAAGTATATTATTATCAGGGGAGATCCTTTAATAATAAAAATGGTGTTAAATATCTATCTAGATTTGGTGATCATATAGGTATATACAATTATTATAATGTAGATCCTGATAAACCTGTCCCATTATTAGAGGGACCGATAGATTCGGCATTTGTAGAAAACTCGATAGCTGTCACAGGACTCAAACTAAAGGGTGATGTGCTCGATAAGTTCAAGAAGCTATACTTCCTATTAGATAACGACAAAAGTGGTGCTAAAAAGGCTGTGAAGCTTCTTAAAGAGAAGAAGTATATCTTTAATTGGAGAAAGTTCTTGAAAGATTATAAATGTGATGGTGAGGTGAAAGATGTTAATGATTTTATACTTAAAAATAAAAAAGGTATAACAAAATTGACGTGGGATATCATAGAACCATATTTTACTAATAACCTCATAGATAAAATATATTTTACTTGGAAAAATTAATAGGGATAATGTATAAATATCCCTATTAAACCAACAGGAGTGTCGCATGTTTATATGTGGAATTGATTACAGCATATCATCACCAGCGGTAGTTAAAGCTGAATTAGACGAGAATTTTGATATAATAGGTATAGACTATTTATCTTTCTCGTCAACAAAAAAAAAATTGCAAACTAGATGATAATCTAATATACAATGTTAAAAAGAATTTCAGAAATGATATGGATAGATTTTATTTCTTGAGAGATAGCGTAGAACAATTCATGTATGATACTGATGAACCTGAGTATGCTGCTATAGAGGGTTATGCTATGAATGCTAGTGGTAAAGTGTTCAATATTGCTGAGGCTACAGTACTCACTAAAAGTATGGTATACAACCACGAAACACCATTAAGAATATATACACCATCATCTATCAAAAAATTTGCTGCTAATAATGGTAATTGCGGGAAAGTGTCTATGTATGAAGCCTTCGTTAAAGAGGATAGCCAATTTATAAAATTGGATCATCTAGACACACTTAAAAATCCACAGGAAGATATCATTGATGCTTATTGGATCATGAGATTATTACAAATAGAGCTGAAACTCCGATTTGGTATCATACAGTTGCGAGATTTGACCACAAAAAAGATAGAAATCTTCAATGCGGTGTCCAAATCACAACCCCAAAATGTTTTAGTTAGAGATTTCTTAAAAAAGTATTGACTTTTACTTTGAAATAATGTATCTTATAGGGTATAACCAACATGAAATCATTACAAACATATTAGATCTACACACAACCGATGGACTGAATGGTGTGAAATAACAGGAGTTAAATTGTATAATGTCCACAATAGGATAAACAATATGGGATGGT